AGGAACCCAAACACGGCCCCGCTTGAAATGATTGCCACGATTATCGTGATGTTGCTGGCCTCCATAGGCATCGACCTCCTCCCATAGTTAAAAGAGGGAGCCGAAGCGCCCCCTCTGTGACCCAAATTCTTATTTTGCCGAATTGCGTTTATAATGGTATAGCGCAAGTAAAGTAAACTCTACCAGCGCCCGAGCTGTCTGAAATCTGGTTGACTTTACATTCGCCGTTTGTATTGATTGAAATTGTACCAAATATAAAATTGATACCATTTGAAGAAACAAAGGTCGTATATGTCAAACTTGAAGGTCTCTTACCACTCGGTAAAGTAAATAAAAGGTCACTTGCCGAATGTGATTTACTTTCACCCTGATAAAAGATATATAACACATCTGCTTTTACATAGAATTGCGTTAGTGTTCCCGTAACAGTTTCATTAAAGGTAACGCTTGAAGTAATGTCGGTTCTACTTTCCAACGCTTCTATTCTGTCCGCTACCTTGTCGGGGTCGGTTGAGGACATATTGATTGTCTTGCCCGTTATATCGGCTACTGTATAAGCGTCCCACTTTGAAGTGTCCCACGTTCCCGTGACGTTGTCGTCATTACAGATATATAACAAACCCTGATAAATGACCTTGTCATTCGTGTTATATGTCGCCGTGTCGTCATAATCGGGGGCAAAGTTTGTCGTGCTTGCGGGGTTTGCCTGATTTTCCCAAACGCCGTTATTATAGACCATAATTTCGCCGTTTGTCGGTGCCGTGACTGTAACATCGTTGAGGTCGTCAACGTCAAGCGTGGGGATTCCGTTTGTCCATTTCGCGCCGTCCCAGACTAACGCTTCTCCTGCTGCTGGTGATCCTGTGTAGGTAACGTCTCCCAAGTCGTCAATTTCTTTTGGCAGGGCTGCCTCGATGCCTTCGGAGGTTACTGCGTAAGGGATGCCGTGGCCTGCTGTTGGAGTGTTGTCGAAGATTACACTATCCGCGTCGTACTGATCGGCAACCGCGTCGTAAATCTGCTGCTCGAGGTTGTGGATAAAACTCTCGGAAGGGTCTCCACCTTCCTCGGGACTCTGCTCTACTGCGAGGATGAGGTTGAGTGTGCCGATGAGGTCGTCGCCGTTCTCGATCTTGAGCTCTGCAAAACTGTCTCCGGCACACGCGCACATTTGCGTTGTGGTCTCGATTACGACATAGTTGTCGCTCGTGTTTGTGACCGCTTCCGTGACGATGTGGCCGTCTGGCTTCCTCACGCTAAAGGTGAGCGTCTCCACACCCGTGAGAGTGTAAACGCTCGCACCTTCGAAAAGGTTAGCCCTAAACTGTCGGCCGTTGTCGAACTGTGAAGCGTGAACGACTGGCCTCGTGCCTGTAGGTATGAGGTTTAGGTTGATAATCTCCATTTTTTAACCCCCTATTTTGTTTATTTTTTCTTCGAGCGCTTTGATGCGCTGCTCTTGCTTTTTGATGATGTCCTGCAGGTATGGGATCATTTGAATATAATCGAGCGATGCGGGACTGTCCTCCGTCTCTGGTGTGACAAGGTTCGGAAGGACCTCAGCCACTTCCTCGGCAATAAAACCGCGCTTATCTGTTCCGTGTGCTTTTTCCTTGAAGTCGAAGCTCACGGCATTAAGCTCGAGGATCTTCTCGGAGTCCTCGAGTGGCTTGATGTTTTCCTTAACCTTGCGGCTTGATGTCTGGGTGAGTGAGATACAAGTGAGCACTCCAGTCGAACCGATGCCCGTAATGGTAAAAGATCCGCCGTCGGAAAGTCCCAGACCTCCGTCACCATAGAGCGAAGCGCAAGCGGTTCCGTATTCGTTGTATAGGTCAAGCGTTCCCCTGCCGTAGCCGTTGACATGCATCGAGCCTCTTGTGTTATTGCTACTGTTTTTTAAATAGACATTAGTTGTGTTTACCGCTCCAAATGAACCGCCCGAAACTTTACCCGTTGCCGTTATATTTCCTGACGTAGAAATATTACCCGTTGCGGTAATCGTTCCCGTCACCGAAGCATTACCGCCGACCGATAAATCGCTTTCAACGGACAAAGAACCACCGAGAGAACCATAACCCGTTGATCCTTCGAACCTGACTTTAAGATTTCCCGAAGAATCGTAGAGATAAAGCAAACCGCCGTTATTGGTAACAAACAGATTGGCTCGTCCGTTCTCGTTGCTGTCGTTTAACTGTAACGAACCGCCTTGAGAATATGGGAAAATAGTTCCCATTTTCTTGCTATTCGAATCGTTAATGATGTTAAAATTGCCCTTTGCCGTGAAGGACTTCATTGTGGCGACGCCTGTCGTCATATTTATAGACGAGTTATGACCTGAGTCCTCAATCGTGCCCGCTTTGATGAGGTCCGCGTTGAGCACCCCCGTCGTCATGGCTGACGCGTTGATTTTTCCGTCCGAAGTGAGCGCGACTGTGTTGTATGGTCCCGCGTAGGATGTGGCATAGCCGAGCCCGCTCTTGTTAAAGCGCCAGACCTGCGTCGCGGTCGTGATGTCGGCCGTGTTCATGATGAGGAGCTCGTCGGGGTAGCCGTCGCCGTTTGCGTCGTGGAGTATGACATATCCGCCGAGGTTCCCGGTGATGAGTTCCGTCGCGTGAGCGATCGCCTCATTCATAAAAGAAGTAGAGGGCGCCTGTGCGACTTCCCTCGCCTGTGTTGCTATCGTGTCCGCGATGTTTGTCTTCGGGCTTCCGAAGGTCGTCTGTGTGTAACGCTCCTCGAGTACGTCCCAGACTGTCGCGATGCACTTCGCCGTTGCTGTGATGCCTAAAGGCTCATAGTAAATGTGGACTGTGTCGCATAGATCCACGCGCTCCGTCAGTCCTTCGAGCTGGACGAAGTTGAGCGTGATATTGTTTAAAGGGTTTGTGAGGTCGTTATTTGTGATGTACTTGTTCGCAAGGTTTGCGAGCTGTGTCGTGATGGCCGTGCCACTCTCGGGATCTACGTCCTGCGAGAAGTCGATCGCGAGGTCACGAGGAACGTCAAGCACTAAACCCGTGTTTACTTTTGACCCGACTGTTTTATTTCCATCCGTGTCAATGTAAAACGGAACGATGCCAGTGACAAGGTTCGCGATGTTCACCTCTTGATTGATCTCGGTGAGGTTCTTGCCAAATCTTATAGTGACACCTCTGTCGGTGCCCCTCGCCTGCTTGAGTGTTGCGGTGTAGTTGTTATAAGCCCATTCACCGCCATAAACATCGAGAAGGCTGCCCGCTTTTCCTCCGAACCACGAGCGCACGCTTGACGGCTCTGTGATCTTAAAGGATGCGCTGACTGTCTTGTCGGTCGTGATGTTGAAGTTTCCAGCCTGTGCCTTGAGTAGCAAACAAGCATTTAAGCACGTCGAAGCCGTGCCCGTCGAGATAATCTTCCCGCTCAAGTCATAACTGACGTGCTGGGCGGAGACCTCAAAGCGGCCGTTGATAGCCTTGCCGACTTTATAGATGCGGAAGATCTGGGCGCTGTCCGTATAGTTCGGTTTTGCCATAATAAAGCGGTTGACCTGTATGTCCTCCGCGTGTATGCCGTCCGAGGCATAGCTGAGCGTCAGCTCATAAGCGCCGTTACGTTCTTCCTTGACCTCGGCCTTGAGGCAATCGGTGAGCGGTCCCAGACCGAAGTCGGTCGGGACTGTGCCCTCTGTGATTGTGTTGTATAAAATCGGGATCATGATAAAAGCCTCTTATCAGATAGTAAAAAAGCGCGGAGTGATTACGACCTTTGTGACGCTTCCAGTCACTCCGATCGTGTTGATACCCGGCTGGAGTGTCGGGAATGTTCCGCTTATTTTGTTGTTCATGTTCTCGGCTGGGAGTCTGTACGCGTTCATGGCATCGCAATCAATGTTGATGTAGTCCGTGAGCGTGGCGCTCATCGTGGCGCCTCCGAACGCGATAGTCACCGAGCCACTTCCCTCGACGTGAATGAGTGGCTTGGATGCGTACCTTGTCGGGTTGTTTATCTTCGAGCCGTTGCTCACTGTGATCGGCTGCTCTCCTGATTTAAAAAAAAGCTCCGCCCTTGCCGTAAATGTGAGCGTTCCGCTTCCGTACTGTGTGAGGTGGTTCTCAAAAGATGCACCGCCCGAGTAGTAAGCAAGTCGGAAAATGTCGGGCTGAAAATTGTCCTCGAGTCTCTGATAGCCTTTTTTCGAATTGAGCCATCCCATTAACTCGTTGATCGCAGTCGCGAGATCCGTCTCGCCATCTTCCGCAAGCCAGACATTATAATTTATAGGCACGTCGTTCCATGCGTCTTGCTGGATGATGATGTCGCCGTTCCTGCCGGGGACTGTAAAAACTGTCTGCTTCCGTGTCGCACGTTCGAAGGCTGGAGCCTCGGCGATTACCATGCCGAAGTCGCTCGAGGCTTCGCCCCCATATACTAAAAGGCCCTGCCTATTAGTGGTTTGATTAAATAATTTAGCCATAGACCGCGCTCCTCCTCTGTGTCATTTCTTCGAGTTTGTAAGCGATGCGGTTCGCCAGATCGTTCACGTCCTGACCTTCTGCGCCGTAGACGTTGATCGTGATGTCTCTCTTATCTCCGCCGACTGCGTCGCGCATCATGTTGAGGAGCTTGTCCGTTCCGATGATGAGCTCGCTGCCTACTTCACCGCCGCCGAGGAGCTGGCCGTTTTTCTGTCCGAAGATGGTTGCGCCGTTGAGCATTATCGGCTCATTCATAGCCTTTGCGTACCATGAAACGCTAAAGCTCGGAACCCTCGGAGGATCGAGCGAAAAACTTCCACTAATTGAGAAGTGCGGCATTTTTAAGCTCGGGAGGCTCCAATCAAAATTAAAGAAGCTCTTGACCCTCTCGATGCCATTCTGGACTGTCGTCTTGATGGTCTCGAATATGTTGTGGAATTTATCCTTGACTGAGTTGAGTCCGTTCGTGACGAAGTTGCTGACCGCATTGATGCCATTAGTAAAGAAGTTTTTGACTGCGTTAATGCCGTTCGAAACTGTGTTTTTAACCGCGTTAAATGTGTTTGATACGTTGTTCTTGATGTTGTTGCCAATGTTCTTGAGCCAGTTGACGACCGCCGTGATGCCGGAGGCAACGAGATCGCCGCCCTTATCAAGGAACCCAGCCATTAACTCGCCGAGGTTATCAAACAAGCCAATAACGAAGTCGATGAGCACCGGGACAGTGTTGACAAGTGCGAGGAAAATGCCCTCTGCAACCGCAAGGACTGCCTTGAGCAATATCTCGACATTCGCGGGATCTGTGAGCGCCAGCGCGAGCTCGTTGATTATCGT